CTAGCGTTGTAAGATTTCAATATAATTAAACTTATATCTATATTCACAAAGGTTCAATGTTTAGCCTATTGTTACAACTTCCCTATTCTAGAAATAGGACAATCACTAGGTTGTCAGCTTTATTGTTCGGACCTTAAATCAAATTCATTTCTATGATATTTTGGTGGAGATTCCAAATCATAAGGAGTGCAAAAATTAGCATTATGCCATCTTAAATAATTATTAGGACTTAAACAATAATTTCCATTGTCAAGTTTGATGCAATGATGTGCTTTACTATCTGCATCATTACTAGTAGCATAACCAATACCATTAACACTTAAATCATCTAAAGTAAAAAGATATTTACCTCTTAACCATTTTTTGTTTCTACTTTTAAAATCAACATAATATCCCTCTAAATATGTAAATACATTTGAAAAAATAAATTCTCCTTGTGTGTCCCAATAAGATAGGAAAGACAATCTTTCATCTTCATTTGTTGACATAATTTCAAAATCTTTTTTATGAACAAAGGCGGAAATAGGTAATGAGAAAAATATTGCTCCATTAATTAATTGACAATGGAAACCTATTGGTCTATTCATTATTGCTTTTGCTCCAAACATATAACATTCTGTGATTTCTTTGTTAGTGGGGTCAGAATATAAAAAGCTATTTTTTACATAACAATTCTGATAGGGTATGTTTGTATTTATCATTTTTTAATTTAAGTTTTAGTTATTAAGTTTATTGTTAATAAAATTACCTGTCCTTCCAATTAGGAATATTTATCCAACTCTCGCTCATGGAGCTAGTTGATTATATTTGCTATATTTTGATAAATACACTTACGTAAAACTAAACACTTATTGGATAGTGTTAAGATGGCTTAGGTATGTTTCAACCTTTATTTGCTATCTTTCTTTATTATAAGTCAGGTAATATTTTATATATAATTTTCTTTAATCCAATTTTGTAATTCTTCTTTTAATGTAGCTCTTCTATAATATTGTCTATAATTTTCTAATATTACTTCAACCTCTTCTTTACTATACATCTTATTTACTGGATGAATTGTAATTGTGTTTTCTTTGGTTAGTTTTGGTTTGTAAATATAGTTTAAATTACTTCCTTTACCTTGAATGTATTGGTAATCTTCTTTTTTAGTTGTATTAACATTTTCATACTCAACCAATACTTCGGTAATAATATTGTCTTTATTATATTCAGTAACATATTTTTTTGTGAATGATTGAGATGGTTGTGGTAATCTTGAAGACATTAACATATTGTCTTTACTGTAAGGTTTTCCTAATAAAAAATCAGTAGTAGATATTATTTTTTTACATTCTCTTGGTGGAAAGAAACTCATAGCTGCCCCCCATGATTCAGTGGGAAGTATATCTCCACTTTTTGTTATTTGTTTTGCTTGTAATACTTTAGCATTTAAACACACAAACCAATCACCTTCTTTTATTTCTTCATCTGATAAGATGTATAGATGTTGATTAATAAACGCATCTACATTTGATTTTATATTTGTTGATAATATTAATTTTTGATTATCAAATAATGTTATTTTACTTTCACTATCAGTAGCTAACATTACTACTTTACATTTTTTATTTTCCATTTGCTTAGAATTAGAGTTGTATTATATTTTAATTAGGTATATAATATTAACCTTTGTTTTAATCGTATTGTTCATCAAAAATATTATTTTTATTTACTTTTTTTTGATTTTTAACAGGTATTTTAAAGCGTTCTCTTCGCTTTGCTAATATACTTTTTATTTCTTGTTTCATAATTCTATTTTATTATTAATACTAAAGAGCAATTAAGCTCCTTAGCATTAAAATTACAAACATACTCTGTTAATCCCATCTCCAAATACATCTGAAGCTCTAAAATTAGCTCCACGATAATTAAACATCAAATACTTCTCATTAGCTACAAATGGCTTTACCCATAAATTTAAATTCTTTTCTCCTGGTTCAAAATAATTACTGCTTAAATTTAATCTTACTCTCCTAACGTAATGCCCTTCCATTTCAACCATTAAATTTCCCCTTCTCCTTAATCTCTCTAGTAAATTATTCATTAACTCTCTTCCAATTGATGTTTTTGGAACTTCTTTTTTTACTTTATCTAGTAATTTTAAATCTTTTTCCTTTAATATGGCTTCTAATTTCATAATTTCTACAGTTTTTTAGGTTTATATTTTCTTAACAAAACTTTGCTATTATCTATACAATATTTTTATGCTTTATTTTTATAAGCCCTTTTTTATATTCAAGCCTATCAATATCATCAAGCAATAATTTGTCACTAATAATGTCTTTAACTCCCCAATAGTCAAGCCTTAGATATATTTTTATAGGATTCAAAAAAGCCTTCATATAATATTCCTTTTCTTTTCCTTTTTCAATATCACAAACTTTTACATATTCTAATAGTTTCTTATTCCAATTATTACATATGCTATTAATATAACTCATCCTCAAAATTAATAACAAAACAAATACTATTGTATAAAATATACACAAAATTTCAAATTCTTTATTCATAATCTTTTTTTTTAGTTTATAATTGATTGTTTTATTTTTAACAAATTTACGCACGTTAGTAGATATGAGCTTACAACACTCTTACCCTTTATTAAAAGTATGAGTACAAAAGTATCAAGTACCGACAATTAAATGAGTTTGGTACAAACTCAAATGTTAGTAAAAGTGAGGAACAAATTAATGTTCCTCACAATTTTACAATTACAATGTTGCTTTTTTAGGAATAGCTCCAATGCTTAATAGTTGTTGAAAGCCTCTTTCATCTTTCTTAACTTCAAGCATATATTTCTCTCCAACAAAGCCATTCATAGCTGCAATAAATGCTGCAATATAAATTTCAATTTCGTTGAATTGAATTGCTACTCTACGGTTATCAGCATCATCTGGCATCCAGATAAATGTTGTGTTTTCACCGTAAGATTCTCTAATACCTTCAAGCTCTTCATTAGTGCTAAAAACCAATGGTTGTCCTTGTTCGTTTTTCAGAACAGTTACAGCATTTGGTAATGCTCTAAAAGCTTCAATAGCTTCTTTATTAGCACTGTGTACTGCTAAATAAACAAGTTTAGAGATAACTCTTGCAAATCGAGCACCATCACTCAAAGATACATATTCAATATGTCCTTTTGTTTCGTCATTTGGTGTTCCCAATGTACGAAATACTAATTTAGCACATGAGTTACCTTTTTTAGAGGTGTGTTTTTCTACACTGTGGAGTATTGCAACTCCATTATTCATTGCTACTTTTACGTTGTCTGATGTGTTATCTAAGATACTTGCACCAGAAAATAATTGATCTAAATTTCCCATGATTTTTAAAGGATTTAGTTATACGATATTATTATCAAAGAGCCAAAAAGCACAATGGCTTAATGGCTCTGTTAATCAACTCATGTTGATTACCTCTTGTTGTACACTCTCAGGACATTGTTCACGGACCAATTCAACTAATCTATCCCAACTCTTATTACGAGCTTTATACCTTTGTTCAGCATAAAACTTTTGTTCTTCCTCAAATAGTTGTGATGCAACCTTACCAATGCGTTTATCCTCTGTAGAATATACACGAACTGTAGTCGTACCTACAATTCTCTTACGTTTACCAATCATAATGTGTCAATTAGATTGATAAACATATAAGTTAATAATACTGTGGCAACTAAAATACCACTGATAGCCTTTTCTTTAGGGCTAAATTTGTTTTCTTTTTTCATAGCTAATGAATTTGGTTTGTAATTAATTATCAAGTAGTAATAAAGCACAAAGACTTTACTACTACTTGTTTGTTAAGATTTTTCAAATATATCTTCTAATCTTTTTATGATATCATCTATATTTTTTAAATCACCATCTAACAATTCTTTTTCTCCTGTTAAATATTTTCCTGTTAAAAAATCTAACAATGATGCGGCTTCTGCTGTGTTTAATTCTAAATTCATGGTTTTAAGTTTTTAGTTGTGATAATTATTATTAATTATCAAAGAGCCAAAAAGACCCTTTGATAACGTAATTAACTTACTTTACACTTATAACACAATCACCTGTTGATGTTCCATTATCGCCATGATTATTATCATAAGCTTCTTGTGCTTTCTCCTCACTTGTCCCATGATACACTGTAACATTTTTTTCAGCTGGTTTACTCCATTGTGAAGGATTATTCCAAGTATAATCACAAGTACAAGTGTAAGTCTTTTCTTTACTACATGATGTTATTGATAATGTAGTAAAGAAAATCAATAACATTAATATTTTAATCGTTTTCATAATTTAAAAATTTAAAAGTTTAATAATAATCTTATGATTATCATAGAGTACCGAAGTACTCTATGACTGTTAGCTTTGCTCTGTGCTAACAAGTAATTTTGGCTATGAAGTTATTAACTTCACAATTACTTTAAATGTACTTTAGCGTACATCCGCTCCGTTGATTAGTTAATATTTATATTCTTAACTAATCGTAAGTATATTAATTATACCAAAAAGAAAAAAAGAACATGAAGTAACTACTTGTAATATAACTATATACATCATTTACTTAAACCAATACTTTAACTACTCTACATCCACTCACTTATACCTTTACTTTAAATAAAAATTTCTACTCTCTCTAACACAATAACTTAAATCCTTAACTATTTAATTTATTTGCATATGTCAAAAATATCGACTAACTTCGCATGTATAATACTAACGTACAACACACACAAACTCTTAACGTCGCACACGACTTCTTTCCCAATAAATATCTTAACAATCACAACCAAATAAACAAACTCTTTCCCTACTCAAAACTCTTTAAATAATTATACCCACTTTTAAAGGGCTTAATATTATCCTCCCATTCTTTCCTTGTAACACATTAAAAATGAATAGATTACGAGTATAAGGGTTATATAAATTGGAATTTGATTTCAAAAAGTAAGAGAGAACAAAAAGATAGGGGGAGTGTTTCTCTTTTAATAAAGGGTACGGGGGTTGTAAGTGGATAGTCCTCTCTCTGTTGTCATTAATTAACAATTAAGTTTTCTCTCACTTGTAAAAAACGAATAATTTGTTTCATTAATTTAAAATATATTTTTTCATTACAACTGGTAAATACTTAAAGTAGGTAACGTGTTATGACTATAAGGGGATAGTTGTGTTTGGTTGTTACTTGGGGGTGTATGTAAAAAAGTAAAGGCTACCTATGTTGGTATGTAGGTAGCCTTTGTAGATGTGGGTAGGTGTTTAATTTGTTTGAGTTGTAGGTTCTTTTTCTTTAACTCTATCAATCTCTAGTTCTAGCCAGAAGGTAGCTTCTGTTAGATGTTGGAATAGGTTGTATTCTTCGTGTGTATAAGCTGTTTCAAATGGTGTATCACTTTCTGAAAAATCAAAATCAAGTGGTTTTGTTTTTATAATTTCATTTATCTTATCTATTAGGTAATTTATTTTTTCAATATAGTTTTTACTTTCAAATTCTGATTCGTTATAAACATCGTTCATGATTAGAGGATTAACTTTATCATCATCTAAATAAGTTTCTGCTGTAGTATATTCTATTATTATACCTAACAATTTGTGAGCTAATATTAGATGTTTTTTTGCTTCTTCTAATTCTCTATAGAAAGTAGGCATATGTTTATGGTTTAGGTTTTGTATATTTACCTTAGAAGAATCAGATATGATAACACCTGTTTTTTTAATTTGATTAATATAATCTTCTATACTTATATTATCAGGTCTTTGTGCTATATCTATAACATAAAAGGAATCTGGATAAAGAGTTTTTGTTAATTCAATTAGACTATCTATACAGATTCTAATGTTTTTAATTTGTTGTTTCATGGTTTTATATTTAAAAGTTTGTGGTAACGATATTCAAGTTCGTTGAATTTAACTTCAGGTTGAGATAATCTAGTAAGTTCATCTACTTGGATAATATCTAACTTGTAGTAGTATTCACCTTTAGAGTTTTTGAGTTTAATATCAACTTGTTTTTTAAGTTGAGCTAGGTATATATCTCTATTAAAAGAAGATATAGCTGGTGTGAAGTTAGATATATCATTAGGGACAAAAGCATTTCTAACAAACTTCCATAGATACCATTTGCCTCTGTGTTTAATTCTTGCTGTTGTTTCTAGGACGAGAGTATTTTTTTCTTCTTGTCTTTCACATTTGATAACTGGGAATATGTGTTGAGGATATTCTTCAGGTTTAATCAAGTTTAAATTTTTTTCTTTTTTCATCGATAAATTTTTTAAGTTCTTTTTTTGAATTAATTTTATTTGGTGGTATAACCCATAGTCCTGGGGCTATTAATATTTTGTTTTTAATAGGAGGACTTTTAATATTTTTAGATTTAAGTAATTTTCTAACATTGTCTCCTTGTGCGTAATGTTCAAGGTATATTTTTTCTGAGCTTGTGTTCATTTTGTTTTAAGTTTATAATTAATATTTCCATGATAGTTTATTATTTTGATATTTTCTATGTAAGAATATATGTTATCAGTTTTTATTTTTTCTTTGTGTAGAGTTGTCTTAATAGTATGTTGAGCTTCTTCATCAGAGATTATTTCTTTAGTATCGTTAAACAATAACAATAGTCCTATACTTATATTTTTATGTTTAATTTTTTTTTTCAAGTTACCAGGTATATTTTTGTTTCCTATTATTTGAGATTTGTATTTATCATCAAAATAGAGAATGTCGAATGAACAACTGTATATGCCTATATTATTGGGTGATTCGTTAAACATAGGTGTAAAAATACAAAATTATTTTATTTAATGTACTTTTTGTACAATAAAAATTATATCTTTGTGTAAATATTAAATAGAGATATGGGTAAGCGAACAAAGAGAGGTAATGTAAGGCATGATAAGAATCCATTTGTAGATATGGACTTAGTTGTAGGAATGGACACTGCAATAGTATTGTCTGGATTAAGTAAAACTTCATTTGCTATTTATTTATCGATAAGGGAATACTCTGTAAGAATTGATGGTAAGATTATTTTAAACATTAAAGATATAAAAGAGTATGCTGGGTTTAGTCAGAAGAAGAGTGTTTATAATGGGGTGAGTGAATTGATTGCTAAAAATATTTTAGCATGTTCAGAAGAGTGGGATGAATTTTATTATAACCCAAAATATATAGGGCCAGAGAAAGAGAATTAATTATTAATCAAATAAATTAAATAATATGTTAGACACAATAGCAATAGTGAGAATATCTACCGATACTTTATTAGTAAATGGTATGGTAGTAATGTATGATGATAATCTTGGTTTTTGGAAAACAGTTTCGGGAGCTAGATTATCGGGAATACAGTATGAGAAAATTTATACCTTTCTGGATGAAGAAAGATTAATGTTAAGGGAAAGGTTTAATAAATATGTAGATAATATTATAAAAAACATATTGGGATGAAAAAAGGAGACTTAATAATGTCTGTAATATCTGGAATTTTAGTTGGAATATTTTTAGGGTACCAAACGTCTTTATTTATATTAGAAAGGAATATGGTTTGTTACGAAAACAAAATACAAAAATTAACAATAGAAAGAAGTAATTTGAATCAAAGTAATTATAATAAATTTGTTTATTTGCATACCTTAGACAGTGCTATAGGTTCAACACAATGTTGTTCATTAAAAATTTATAATTTCAAGTTAGATTATTACAGTAAAGAAGATGCAAAATATTAAATAGTATCTTTGTATAAAAAAATAATTATGGGAAAATTAGGACAGAAACATGCTTTTGCTTTAGCTGCTGAAGAGGCTAATAAGGCTGCAAGATTAAGTTTAAGTAAAAAGGTTGCTACTAAGAAATCATCTAAAAAGAAATAGTAGATGTATAATACATTGGTTGATATAGATAGGGATGGAAATGTTTTCTTACAGGATAATTCTATTGCTTTAATGCCTAAACTATGGGCTGTGTATAAGAATAGGAAGATGGGTAGTAAAATGATTAAATGGATAGTATCTATTTACGATTATAAATCTCCTTATCGTAGATTACCATTGGATGAAAGAAAATCTAGGGTGTCATATTCTATTTTTAATAAAGAGAAAAATCCTAAAGAGAATGACGATTTAGTTCTGGAAGCTATTGAGGAATATATTAAATTACAGTATGACCCATTGATAGATCAGTATAATGCTATGTGTGAGAAGGCTTATGAAATAGCGAATGTATTTCGTGGTATGACTCCTACAAAAGATAATATTGAAGACTTGAACGGATTGATGAAAAAGATGCAAGAAGCTGCAACATCAAGAGATAAGATTAAAGAGCTTATCTTAAAGGATATGGAATCTGAAACAAAAATATCTGGTACTGGTTCTGAAGATTTTAGTATATTTGAACAAGACCAAAGGATGAAAGGTAAATGATAAATGCTGAAAAATACTCTCCTGTTATTTATGATAAATATTTAAAAGATTATCATAAGTTAAAAAAGGGTTCTACTGAATATTATCAGTTCTGGAAGGAACAAAAGGATAGATGCATTAATGGATACAAACCAAATGGAGGTCAATGGATGCCAGGCAACTATTATTTCTACTTAAATTTTTCTAAAATACATGGGCTTGAAGTTGGTGCTAGGCGTAAATCTATGATACCTCCAAGGTATCGGGACCAGGATCATGAATATTATATGGAAGTACATTGGGCTAAGCATGGAAACGGTGCTGATGTTAAAGGAGGTTATGGTATTATTGTTTTAAAGGCTAGGCGTAAGGGTTTTTCTTTTATGAATAGTTCTATACTTTTACATGAGTGGACTTGTTTTTCGCATAGTGAGAATGGATTGGGAGCTCAACGAGAAGATTACGTACAAGATTTTAGAAAGAAACTTTTATTAAGTTACAATGAATTGCCTTTTGAATTTAGAAATAAAATACTTCATAATAACGAAGAAATTTTAATGTCTGGATATAAGGAGAAGGAGGATGGCGTGTGGATAGAGAAAGGAATGAAATCTATGATACATTTCAGGGTAATGGAGAAGCCTAATGCTTTCAGGGGTACATCATTAAATTACATGGTATATGAGGAAGCTGGAGAGTTTTTAAAATTAAAAAGGTCTTATGAATCTTCAGAGGATTGTTTTAAAGAGGGAGATATTTATTTTGGAACTCCAATTATTGGTGGTACCTCAAATAGTATGGAAGTAGAGAGTGATGATTATATGCAGATGTTTTATGAAGCCGAAAGATATAATCTTAAACCTGTATTTATAAAGGCATCAAAAGTATTTGGTAGCTTCTTTGATATGAGCACAGGAAAGAGTGATGTCGATGGTGCTGATAAATACATTGAAAAAGAAGCTGCAAGAAGAAAAGCTACAGGAGACTTACAGTCTTATTATTCTTATCGTCAAGAAAATCCATTGAAGCCTGAACATGCTTTTTATAAATCTGGAAAAACTCCTTTTGATTTAGAAAAAATTAATAATCAGATAGTAAATATTACTACAAACAAAGCTTTTAATAGAGTTCAGAGAGGAAGATTAGAATGGGGTAAGGATAAAGATGGCAAAGAGATATTTGGAAGTAAACCTACTTTTGTTACTGAATTTGAAGATAAGCAAAATGGTATAACTATTATTTTAAATTCTTCTGATGATGAAGCATATCCTTTTGAGATAGTAGAGCAACCATTGGATGGGATGCTTAATGCTCATTTGTCTGCGGTGGATCCATATCATGTTGACGATGATTTAGAAGATGCTAAGAAAAAAATATCTGATCAATCTGATAGGTCCAAAGGATGTATGTGTGTATATCGTAGATTTGTAAATACAAATATTGTTGGAGAGCTTCCTGTTGCTTTTTATACTGACAGACCTTATTCTAAAGAAAAGTTTTATGAGAATTGTTTGAAGTTGGCTATACTTTATGATTCACAAATATTGGTTGAATATAATGATGATGGTTTCTTAAAATATTTTATTGCTCATAAAATGACAAGGTATTTAAAAGAAAGACCTCGATCAGCTGATAGCCCTTGGAGTCAAGTAACAAATAGATATGGTATTCATATGAAAACTTATCAAAAGAAGTTGCTTACTGAACTAGTGGATGAATATGTTAAAAAACATTGGGAAGATATTTATTTCTTAAATTTGTTAAATGAACTATCTGTTTATGGTAGGAAAAATACGGATATGGTAATGGCTTTTGGAATGGCATTAATACATGATATGGATGCTACAAAAACTATTATTGATAAATCTGAAGAAGATAAAGAAGATAAAATGCAAGGACTACCAACATTTAAAATGGGAGATAATGGAATTATAGAAGTGAATATTTATGGTAGAAAAGATAATTATGATAATTCAAAAAAAGGTATTACTTTTGACTACGATTTAGATTGATAAAAAATATGAATTTTCCAAAGCAGAATATATCCGAAAAAGATAAGAATGAAGAATGGCACTTAAAATGTGTCAACGCTATTTTATCTCATGGAAGAAATAACGAGAAATTCAAAGCAATTAGAATTAAAGATCATGAGAATTTTTTAATTGCTGCAGGAGAGTTTGATGTAAAACAATTTAAGTATGTAACAGATACTTATGGAACAACTGCTCCAGCAAGATTAGTAAATTATCCTATTATTATGCCTAAGCTTGATTTATTAACTGGAGAGTTAATTAGTCAAGAATTAATGTTTACAGTAAATGTTATTAATCGTAATGCTGTAAGAAAGAAAAATGAAGAGAAGATAACAATGGCCGCAGAGGTTTTGTTAAGACCTATTCGTAGAGAGATTGAGAAAGCAATAGGTATGCCTATACCTGATGAAAATGTAGGGCAAGAAGTCCCTCCAGATATTGAGAGGTTCAAAAAACTTAAATTTAGAAATGCTATTGAAGAACAAGCTAATGTTGGCTTGAAATATTGTATTCAAAAATATGGATTAAAAAATATTTTTAAACAAGGCTTTGTTGATTTATCTATTACTGGGAAAGAGTTTTTTGAAACATATATTAAAAATGGAGACCCTTATGTTGAGCGAATAGACCCTAGAATGATTATTTATGATTTAGATACTGATAAGGAAAACTTAAAGGATTCTAAATTTGTAGGAGTTGATAATTGGTACACTATTAATGAAATAATTGATAGGTACGGAATGGAAATGACAAAAGAGCAGGTTGATGAAATAGAGAGTTTACAGGGTAAGGAATTGGGTGATGTTTATAGAGATATTAGTGTTTTGGATAGCTATTCTGTTGATGATGGAGAATTAAAGATTAGAGTAACAAGATGTCAGTGGAGAAGTATTAAAATGCTTAAATATAAAAAATCTGAAAATCTTTATGACCCTGACACTCCTTATTACAAAAAATTAAAACCTGATTACAAACCAAAAAAAGGAGAAAATATTATTGAAAGACCTATTACAGAAATTCGTCAATCAACAAAAATAGGACACAAGATATTGCTTAGCTGGGGAGCTAAATCAAATCAAATAAGATATGAGGAGAACTATTCTGAAACAACTATGGACTTTCATGGTATTGTTAAGGGTAGTTTAAACGGACAAACACTATCTGTTGTAGATTCATTAAAGAATGTACAATTACTTTATAATATTGTAATGTATCATATAGAATTATCTATGGCACGCTCAGGGGGTAAAGCTGTTGTATATGATGTATCTCAAAAACCTAAGAATATTCCATTAGAAGATGTTTTTTATCATGCTAAAAATACTGGTCTTATATTAATTAATAATAAGGCTGAGGGAATGCAGACAAATGGGTTCAATCAATTCCAACAAGTAGATTTTACATTAAGTCAATCTGTATCACAGATGATTAATTTAAAAATGATGTTGGAAGATACTGCTGATAAACTAACTGGTATTACTGCTGCAAGAAGTGGTATTGAAAAGTCAGGAGCGTTAGTAGGAGTAACAGAAAGAAATGTAATGCAATCTTCTTTAATTACTGCTCCATTGTTTGATCTGCATTATCAAATAGTAGGTGATGTGTTAAATTCATTAGCTGGACTTATGCGTATGGCGTGGGCTAATGAAGGACGTATGGCTAATATTTTTGGTGATACAGGAATGCAAACTTTCAAAATTGACAAGTCAATAGCTTTATCAGAGTATGGTGTATTTATTGAGAATAGTGGTAGAGAGCAGAAACGTAAGCAAGATATGATGACATTGTTAGAAAGATTTTCGTCTACTGGAAATGTTGATCCTTTGTCTATTATTAAAGCACTTAATGCTGATAATTCTTCTGAAGTTGAAAGTATTTTAACTGATGGACTTGAAGCTATATCACAACAACAAGCACAATTAGAAGAACGTAAGGTTGCTGCTCAGGAACAAGCGAATGAAATAGGAGCGAAACAAATTGAAGTTCCTTTAGAGGTTGCTAAGATAAATGCTGAGGCAAGTGTAACTGTTGCTAAAATTAAAGAGGGCTCTAATAGTGAAAGGTTAGGCTCTGAATTAGAGCATAAAGAGAATATGCAATTAGAGGAGAGAAATAAGGAGCTTGATAAAATCATGCTTCAGGAAGAGAATAAAAATACTGAAAATTAATTATTATGTTAAATACAAAAAATAGCTGTGGAAAAAAACGTGGATGTTCTGTTACTATTATATTGCCTCATGATAGCAGGGTTGGGGATGTTTCTTCAAGAATGTTATCAAAGCAAAATGATACTAAGGAGGTATTATCTTTATCTAAACTATCATTGGATAAAGAATTGGAGAAGGCAGCATAGGAGAAGAAGATGGATATTGAAGCCTTTAGGTTTATGTGTTTATTGTCAGACAACCTGGTTGGTAATATTTACATATCCATTATTGTTTGAAGAAATAAATTTATGGTATTTATTAAGTGTTGGAGGAAGTTATATTTCAGTAAAGATGTTTGAAAAAATAATAAATTAAAAAAAATAGTATATTT